TACAACCACAGCACCACCAACAACAACTACAACCACAGCACCACCAACAACAACTACAACCACAGCACCACCAACAACAACTACAACCACAGCACCACCAACAACAACTACAACCACAACAACTACTACAACCACAACAACTACTACAACCACAGCACCACCTCCACCAAACACACCATCAATAACTTCAGTATCAACAACAAGAACAGATGGTATTGAAATTACTTGGGGTGCTGTTTCTGGAAGTTCTATTTTGTATACAATAAAAAGAACAAATCCAGATTCAAGTACTAGTGAATTTACTACAACTAGTCTTTCATATATTGATAATTTTACTGTTTTAGAATGTGCTTCATACTCATATAAAATTAAAGCAACAGATACTTCTACGGGATTATCAAGTTCTTATTCAACATCTAGTTCTGGTAATAAAAAATTATCAACACCAACTAATTTGACATCTGTATTTAATTCTTCATTGGGAAGAATAGAATTATCTTGGAATTTAGTAACTGGTGCTACGACATATAATATATGGAGATCTACTGACGGAACAACATTTACAAATATTGGAACAGTTTCTGCTCCAACAACGACATATAACAATACAAGTAGTTTGACACATTCAACTACTTACACATATAAAATAACAGCACAGTGTGCATTAAGTACTAGTGCTTTTTCAAATACAACATCTCAAATATACACAACTACGACTACATCAACAACCACCACCACAACAACTACAACTACCACCACGACAACTACTACAACTACTACTCCAGCACCAATTATCATAAGATCAAATGAATTAGGTATTGACGGAGCAAAACCTGCATGGTCAAATCCTTGGAGTACCAGTGGTTCATTCACTTATTCATATAAGCATATACCAGGATCGTTCTCTATAATATATTCGAGAGATGATAGAATGAAGAGAACCATAAGTCTTTTTGGTCAAGAAAGCAAGATTCAATATTATGATGATATTATTGGTCACAAAGAAACTAAAATTGAAAAAACAAATGAATATGCAAATAATATTTTAGTTCTACAACCAAAATTTACAACTTCAGCAAATCCGCTGGTTCAAAACAATTTTAACACTAAAAACTATCCAATTATGATAGCCTCTATAAATAGTAGTGGTGATTTGCTATTGACAATCATGGCAAAATCACTAAAATCATCAAGCGAAACCATGAATTGGTTTGGTAAAGTTGAATTATTCGTTTCTATAGCATAAGGAGAAAACAAGTGAAGGTAAAACTAGTAGATGTTTATAATTCTGTTCCAGTAATGAACAAGATTCTCGAAACCCCTCTTCCGGCATCAATTTCTTTTCAATTAAGTAAGTTGTTAAAGACTCTTAATGAAGAAATGAGAGCAATCGAGGAACACAGAATCAAGTTAGTTGAAAAGTATGGAGTTAAAGGTGATAGTCAAGAAATGACTGTTGCAGAGGACAAGAAGCAAGAATTCCTCAAGGAATTTGGTGAACTTTTAAATACCGAAGTAGAAGTTACTTGGGAACCACTTTCTGCATCAAAATTTGACGCTTTACAGTTAAGTGTCAATGAAATGACCAGAGTTCAGTTCTTATTTTCAGAATAAGTTCAAAAATTAACAAAAAACAAGAAATCTCCCCCTTATAAATAACAAATAAAGGGGAGATTTTTTTATGGCAAAACCAGCCAGCAGAGAAGCACTTAAAGAATACTGTCTTCGAAAATTAGGATATCCAGTTGTTCAAATAAATGTCGATGACTCACAAATTGAAGATCGCTTAGACGATGCTCTTCAATTTTTTGCAGAATATCATTTTGATGGTGTTGAAAAGGTTTATATCCGTAAACAAATCACCAGAAAAGATATGGAGAGAAAATACATAGATTTATTAGAACCAACTCAAGAAGATACCAGCACTAATCCTCAAATTCTTGCTGCTCCAGCAATAGACCCAGATGGTCAATCTATTATTTCAGTTGTAAAGGTATTCCAATTATATGATACTCTTGGTGGTACTGGTATGTTTGATGCAAGATATCAAATTGCTTTAAATGACTTATATGGTCTTCGTACAAACACATATAGTCAATCTATGATTACATATTCAGTTACTCGTAGTCATATGCAGATGTTACAAGATCTGCTAACACCTGAGAAGACTCTGGAATATAGTAGAGTAACAAATAGAATCTATGTAAATATGGATTGGGAACAACAAGCTTATCTAGGTCAATATATGATGTTTGAAGCATATAAGATTTTGAACCCAGAAGTATATACAGACATTTATAATGATAGAATTTTAAAGAAATACTGTACTGCTTTGATAAAACAACAGTGGGGATTGAATATGATGAAGTTTAATGGTGTTGAATTGCCCGGTGGCATAACACTCAATGGTTCAGAAATATTTAATGAAGCAAGTAGTGAAGTAGAAAAAATAGAAAACGATATTCAAAGTAAATTCGAACTACCTCCTCAATTTTTTGTAGGATAAAATGGCAACAAATCCATACTTTCAAAATAAAGGTTATAAACCTACTCAAAATCTTTTTGATGAACTGTCAGAAGAATCAATAAAGATAAATGGTATAGATGTTGTTTATATTGTAAAAACAACAGATAAGGTTGATAATTTATTCGGAGATAATCAACTTGGTAAACTAAAAAATTCATTTAGTATAGAAATGTATTTAAAGAATGCTAGAGGATTTGAAGGTCAAAGAGAGATTGTCAGTAAATTTGGTATGGAAATCAAAGACAATATCACTTTGATTGTATCAAAGAAAAGATTCAGAGAAGAATCTTTTAAATTACCAGAAATAGGTGGTAGATTATATCCAATGAATAGACCAATAGAAGGTGATTTGATTTATTTACCACTCGCTCCAACCAACGATAATTTATTTGAAATTAAATTTGTTGAAAATGATGATCAGATGTTCCAACAAGGTGATTATTATACTTTTAGAATAGATTGTGAACTATACAAATATTCTATGGAAGATATACAAACCGGATTTAGTAAAATTGATGATATGCAAGATGAATTTGTACAAAAAGTTGATGCTAATGGTGATGGCAATATTGATTATGTCATGGATAAGAAAGAATTGAACAATAATTCTCAATTACAATCACAAGGTGATGATATCATCGATTTCACAGAAAGAGATCCATTCTCAGAAGGTAATTATTAATGTTTACACATTTTTATCACAGTTCGACAAGAAAATTAGTAACCGCTTTTGGTACACTATTTAATAATATTTACATATCAAGAACAGATGGCGGTGTAACTAAGAAAATAAAAGTACCATTAATATATTCACCAAAAGAAAAATTTGTACATAGATTGAATCTAGATGTTGATAAGACTATGGTTCAAACAATTCTACCAAGAATGGGATTTAGTATAACAAGTATGACATATGACACAGATAGAAAGAAAAATTCTATAAACAAAAGATGGAAACAAGAAATTAATACAAATGATGATGTTATTTTTCAATACAGATATGAAGATGTTCCTTATAATATAGATTTTGAATTATATGTTTATACTCGAAATATGGATGATGGTTTGCAAATAATAGAACAAATATTACCATTTTTTACACCAGAATTTACAATAACTATAAAACCAAAAATATTAAATACCAGTGATGAAAAAGTAGATATTCCTATAATATTAAATCAAATAACACCTAGTGAAATTTATGATGATAAATTTTCAGAAGAAACTAGAGTGTTGACATGGGATTTACAATTTACAACAAAAACATATTTGTATGGTCCAGTAAAGGGTGCTCCAAATATCATCAAAGATGTCAATATAAATATATTTGATATTAATGAAATTCAATAACATATATAATATATAAAAGATTGAGGAGAATTTAAAAAATGCCCATTCAGCCTGATTTTAATAAAAATAGTCCAGATGTATCAAGCGGTGTATTTAATTCAGGCGAAAAGATCAACAATTCTGTAGTTTTTTCTTCAATAAAACCAGATGCACCTACAAATTTAACAGCAACACAGAATATTTATAATGATAGAATTCGTTTATCATGGGATTTGGTTGATGGTATTAGTTCATATAAAATATATCGAGATTATTCATTATTAACAGAAATTGAAAATTTTACTATAGATACAAATAATGATATATTTTATGATGATACTGATATTCAAAATGGTTATAGTTACAAATATATTGTAACTGCAAAAAGAAATGGTGATGAAAGTTCAAATAGTAACGAGGCATCTGGTTATTCTAAATTAGTACCAATATCCGATCTAACTGCATCAAATTCAACACACAAAGATAAAATAGTTTTAAATTGGACAGCATCTAGTATTTCTCCAACATATAAGGTACTTAGAGGATTTACAGATGATGTTGCTTCTATGATTCTTTTGACAGAAACAGAAGAAAATACATATGAAGATTATACTGCTATACCAGGAACAATATATCAATATGCAATAATTTATTATAATTCTGTAACAGAAAGTGAATCTAGTAATATTGCTTATGGAACAAGATCACCTATACCAGAAACACCAACAGTAAGAGCAACACAAGGATCATATACAGATAAAGTTGTTATAAATTGGACTGGTGTAGAATATGGTAATTCATACGAAGTTTATAGAGATGGAATATTATTAGATGAAACTGTAAGTTTATTTTATGAAGATTATGCTGCTGTACCAGGAAGAATACATTCATATTATGTTCTTGCTAAAACAAATTACGGTAAAAGTATATTAGAAACCGATAATGAAGTATATGGTTCTAGAAAATTATTACCACCACAAAATATAACTACCGATAAAGGAATTTATGATAATAAGATAACCATTAAATGGGTTGCATCTTATGGAGATATTTCCTCTTATCAAATTTATAGATCAGAAACAAATAGTGTAGTTGATATGCAATTAATTGCAACAACTAGTGAAGATATATTTGAATATACGGATTATACTGGAACCAATGATACTCTTACAGCAGGAATAGACTATTATTATTCTGTAAAAACTATAGCATATACAAACGATAACGATAGTGAATTTAGTTCTATTTCTTTGGGTTATTTATTAGTTGATACAGAAGAAACTCCATCTCCCGTACCAGGAACACCTAGTATAACCGTAAGTCAAGGAACTTATGAAGATGGTATATCATTAAACTGGAATACTTGTTCTAATGCTACTGGTGGTTATAAAATTTATAGAGATGGTATCCCAATAGGAGTATCTTCTGCAAATTATTTGAAATACAGTTCTTCATTTAGATTATCTAGCACTGCTTGGCAATTATATTCAAATGGATCAAACTTACCATCATTAACAACTGCATCTTTTTCACTAGCAGATACAGGAGAAACTGTTACTGGAAAAGAATTAACTTTTACTGCAGATACTGATAATGGAATATATCAAAAAATAAATTCACCAGAATTAAATGCAACATATACTATATCAGTTTATGCTGGTTCTGTTGAAGCACCAACTATAAGCTTTTTATATTATGATGGTAAGACTACTGTATCATCCACTGATACTGGTGCAGCAGTAACTCTAAGTGAAGATGTTCAAAGATTATCTTGGACATTTGTTGCAACTTCTAATAGTCCAGAATCTTTTATAGCAATATCAAACGATGGTGGAATTGTAGGAGCAGTTCAAATATATGGTGCTCAATTAGAAAAAGGAGAATATCCAACACAATATATCGAAACTACTACAGAACCAAAGATAGCAACAAATTATTTTGATTACAATTCAGATATTGATACTATATATTTATATTCTGTAAAATCAATAAATTCTTATTATTCATCAAAAAGTTCAAATGTAACTGGGTTTAGAAAACCAAAACAACCATCATTAAAATATGCCTCAAAATATAATTATGAGTCTGTTACTTTAAAAATAAAAACAACTGGTACACCACAATCAAAAATAAAAATTTATAGAGGAACAGAAGAAGCAGGAAATACTGATGGTGTTGTATATAGTTTGGTTGATACTATTTCTGTTCCAAATTTAAATCAAGTCAATAAAGAAGTCACATATATCGATGATAGTACTTCACTTGTTCCTGGTATAGAATACCATTATAAAATAAAAATACAATTTAATAGAATAGATAGTGAATATTCAAATAGTAAATTTGGCATCGTATCAGATCTACCAACGCCATATGATTCAACAGATTATGCAGTATGGGGATTACATTGGTCTTCTGGTGGTCGTTATAATAAAGTAAATAATAAATGGGTATTACAATACAGTGTGTTTGATCTAACATCTTCTTTTGGTGATAGGTCTATGGTGAAATTGGATGGAAGTCAAAATTTAATTTATAATGAAAATTACAAATATAAAGCAATTGTTCCTATGTTAAATCCACCATGTAGTAATGGAACTTATAGATATGGTGACACATACAACAATCTTAGACATCCTCAAGTAACAACATATCAATCAATTGATGAGTCACAATGGAATTATTTTATAGAAACAAGTAACATAATTCCACAAAGTAGAAGAGGAATTTTCATGAGACAATGGTTCTATGATCTAAACCCATTACAACCATCTCATATAAATTATTATGCAGAAAGAACAAATGACGGTACTAGTTATCCAAATACTAGTACATGGTAAGGAATAATAAATGAGTTCAAAGAAATATTTAACACCTTGGTTGGATACACAAGCAGAAGATTTTTATTCTCATTTTTCTTCATTTGTTGATAAATGTAAGTCTTCTAATTTTATATTCGATTATATAGTAGATGATAAAGAAAATTTAAGTTATTTATATTTGGATGGTGTTAATAATTATTCAGGAACAGATTACTATGGTACTGGCTATACAAGTTCTTCTTATGCAATAACAGGTATTAATTATAATCCAATCTTGACTGATTCTAGATTATTATCTGCAATAATAAATGATCCAAGATTTTTATCAAAAACAAATCCAGTAACTGGATTGCCCTTTAAGGCTGAATTTTTTGGTAATTTTATAGATTTATGGAATAAAGATCCATACTATGGGGGTTCTGCTAAATTAGCATTACAAATACCAAATTCTTTAACTGCAGATGATATATTAAAATATTTTAAAGAAACTAATTATGAGAGACAACAATCTTATCAAGGTAAATCTGCAACACTTTATCTTGATAACTCTTTTAGAACTAGTTTTATTCATTTATGGGCATACTATGGTTGCTCATTTAATTCTGGCAAAAATGAAATAGATCAAAATAATTGTTTACCATGTGTAGGTGGTAGAGATGTAATAACACAAACATTAAATAGTGGTATATGTTCTGGTAGATGTGGTCATAATGGTTCTGAAAATTATTATATAATTGATTATTTAACAAAAAATATTCCGGAAGCACCATACAACTGGACTTCATATGTAAGTAAACCAGAATATTCAGATTTAAAAACTTGGTACGATACTTGGATAAATCCAAATGTTCCAAATAATCCAAAACTAACCGGATATTCATTATATCATTTTGCATCTGGCGCATGGAATGCAACTATAGATAGTTGGATATTTGATAATTATACAGGATATGCAATATCTTCATTATATAATTCAAATAATATTAATTATAATCATGTTAAATATTTGACATATTCATTACCATCCGTCAGTGCTCAAGAATCAGCATTTTATCAAGGATCCAATGGAGAAAGAGCATACAGACTTAATACAAATCAAAATTTATATGTAAGTGAAGCATTTTATGGTATTGCTGGAAATATAATATATTTTTGGAATAAGTGGCCAGATACATATCCTCCTGGATATACGCGGACAGTTACATATTCATTCGATAAAATGAGTGAATGGAATGATATGAATAAGTTGAGATCTGGTTATGTTAAAAAACCAACAGGAACAGATACGAGATCCGAACACGAAAAATATTCATGGACTGGTCATAATATTATTGATTATAGTGGTCCAACTTCTTGTAATTTAATAAGATATCCAGAAACAGAATTGATAACTGATGATGCAAAATGGATACCTTATGAAGAATTTAGATTAGGACAAAAAAGTGATACTCTCAATAAATGGAGAATCGAACTTGCATATAAAAAACTAGTAGATGATGTCAAAAAAATGAGACATAATCTAAGATCAAATGCAGATAATTTTTCTCCTTGGATAGGATCTGGTCCGAACACAGTCCCACATACACCATTTGTTTACTCTCATGGTTATTGGCATGAATTAATTTTTCATGTTATTTTGCACAGTTCAACTAGCGTTATCAATATTTTTCAATCAAGTGAATATAAATCAAAAATTATAAATGTAATAACAGGAGAATCAGAAGACCCTGATCAAACATATTATGTACAAAACATATTTGATGAGTGGAGATTCATCAGTCATAATAATAAAACATTACCATGTTCAAACTCATTAGGTGATCCTTCTATATCAGTCGATAGAATTAATATGTCTGATGCATTTGAGCAATATATCATAAGTGGTGGTAAATTACCAAATGAAGAAAAATATATTTGGAGAATTACAGTACCACCAAAATATTTTAATAAGCAAACAGGTATAGCAAAATTAACAAGAATAGGTAATGATCAAGATATACCAGAAACAATAGAAATAGATAGTAAAAATGATGTGGTAGATTCTGATCTACTAACTTCTTCTAGAGGTGTCTGGATAATTAGAACAGTATCCACACCTCCACAATATAGATTAACTGAAGCACCAGCTGTAGAATTTGCATTTGTTCCTGTTTCATCTTTTGTTGAAAAATCATACATACCAACTTGTAGTGTACCACCAGTTGGCGGTGCTGTAAATGGTTGGGTAGAAACAACTCCGGGTCATTGGGAAAAACTTTGTTGTGGTAGATCAGAATTAGGTCTTCCTGGTGGGGATAGTGGAACAGAAAAATCTGGTGGTGGTTCTGGATCAGGATCTGGTGGTGGTTCTGGATCAGGATCTGGTGGTGGTTCTGGATCAGGATCTGGTGGTGGTTCTGGATCAGGATCTGGTGGTGGTTCTGGATCAGGATCTGGTGGTGGTTCTAGAAAAGATATAGATTGTAGTGGCGTTTCTGTATCACCCAATAAAAAGAATTTGATTAAATTATGTGATTGTGAAGAATGTAAAGATGAACCAGAATGTCAAGAATATTTCTGCAATGATTGTTTAGAACAAGCAAGAAACAGATATCAACTAAAATTAGATAGTGATATTAATTTTTATGAAGATACAATGGATGATTTGAATAGTAAAGTTTGGGGCTGTTTTGAAGATGCTTTGAAAGGATTTGTACAAGTTTACATTACATCTTGGAATTCTGGAAATAGATCAAACTTAACAGGCTCAACACTTGTATCGATGGCACAACTTGGAGTTGGTACTGTAATATCACCATCAGTATGGGAATTAACTGGTCTTTCTAATCCTACTATAGACAAATATATGGGTAGGGTATTACAAGATTATAATATAGAATTTGATGTATTTGGACAAAAATTAATAAAAGGACCTAATGGTCAAGATATAGTATTTGATTTTATGCATAGAGGTGTTCCGGCAGAAGATATCAGTTCTTTCGTTGAGTCAATTAATGATTCAAAATTTTCAAGAATTGATGGTATAGATATTAAATATATAAATAAAACAAAACCGGATGGATTAACAGGTTTAAGAAATGCCTTAACAAAAGGTGTAGAAAAACTGTATCCAAGACCACCAAGACCACCAGCTGGTCGTAATTATATTGGTCCAAGACCAATGCTAAGACCACCAAAATTTGAATTATTTTTAAGAAATATGATTGCCAGAATTACTGTTCCTGCTATAACAGCTGTCCTTGTTAGAATGGGTACTCTGTTTGTAATTGCATTAGTGGCTAGTCTAGTAATACAAATAATGTGGGATTTTTTAAATTGTTTATCAATAATAAATGACACAATACAAGATGTAAATGATAGGTATTGGGGTAAAACAAGTTGTTGGAAAAAAATAAATGGCAAAATGGTATGTCAATGCTCTGATATTGATTGTCTTGGTCAATTTGGTCTTAGAGTTAAAGAATATAGAGATGATGTTATAGAATGCTGTAAGAAATGTAGATTGGCATATCGGGCTAAAAAAATTAATTCATTACCTGCAATTTGTAATAGTCTACCATTAGATCCAAAACAATCTGGACCTCCATATGGATTAAAGACAAATTGGATTCCGTGGTATATTCAAAGTTCAAGTACCTCATCAGTATACAATAATACAAATGCATCAAACACACAAATAAATGTTGATACAGGTACAACAAATAATACTAATAATTCAACAAGTAATTTACAATCAAGTACAAATTTTAGTAGAAAAGAAGAAACTATTATAGACAATGGTTCTGTTATAGTTAATTTTGTTACTTTGGAAATTGCAAGTTGTAAAAAATGTTTAGCATCAGCAGCAACTATACGAAATGATAAAGTAACCGATTTATATAAAAGATATGATGCTGAAATGAATCAACTCATAAAATGTATAAATCCTTCAACAGGATTCTATGATTCTTCTCTTAGTTGTTCTGATAAGTGTTTTGGTGATGCAATGTCAAACTTAATGCAATTATTACAAGGACTTATACCATTTGCTACTATAGCTTCTTTACTAGGATTAGTTGGAGGTGCTGCTGGAGTCGGTTTGGCATCCTTTCAAAATAATTATGTAATGTGGTATGAAATTGATCTGTATCTAGCATTTCCAGAGGCAAGAAATGGTGTAATTACGCCGATGTATGAATTATGTTCACAAATTTGTTCTGCAGGTGTTCAAAATGAAAATATCAGAACTGTAGTTAGAGATTTAACAGGTACTACTGGAAGATGCTATATAAATGAAAATAATTTAATAAAATTCTATGAAGAATTAAAAAATTATCCACTAATACTTCAAAGATTTAGAGATTCAATTGTACCAGTTGCTATTCGTATTAGACAAGTAGCCGATACAGCACAACCAACATTTATAAGGGGTTGGGAATTGATTAGAAATTTTATAATTGCAGGTGGTGGATTTTTTGCAGGTGTAAGGGCTGCTACTGCTGGAGCATTTGAACAATTAGCGGCTGCTCTTGGTTTATTATTAACCACAGATACAATTTTGTTAATTTTAGGTGCTATTGCTGCAGCTGCATTATTGGCTGCATGTTTAAAAATTATATATGATACAATTACATGTAAAAACAACATACAAGCACAAATAACTAAATTGGAAGAGCAATTATTTGGTAAAGAATCATGTTGGGATAAAAAAACTTGTACATGTAGTTGTACAGAACCTGATTGTACTGGAGAACTTGGAGAAATACTAAGAGAATATGCAAGTAATGTGGCAAAATGTTGTGGTGGACCATGTAAAAAGGAAGGAATTGCAGGCAAATTACCAATATGTACTTCAAATCGTCCAACTGTAAAATATTGTGGACCATCAGGACCACCTTCAGTAGTTCCAAAACCGGCTCCAATCAGTCCAGCAGAATATGAAGGAGGACCAAAAGGACCAATAAAACCACCAATTGATACAGAAGGTGGAACTGCTCGATGATTTATAAATAATTAAGGATTATATTATGGAAGAGAAAAAAAGTATTGATGAAAAATTAGAAGATGTTTTTAATTTGCCAAAAACTGTTGGTGATATTATTGAAGTAGAACCAATAGTACCTATTGAAACAAATAGAGATATTACGACTGTTGATTTTGAAACGGTCAGAACCAATCTTTATAGTATCATTGAAAAGGGAAATAAAGCAATTAATGGTATCCTCCATGTTGCTTCTGAAGGCGATTCGCCAAGAGCATATGAAGTTGTATCACAACTAATTAAAAGTGTAGCAGATGCAAATAAAGATCTTCTTCAATTACACAAACAATTAAAAGAAATTAAACAAGATACTCCTACTTCAACTCAGTCTGCTCAAAATATTACAAATCAATCTATATTTGTTGGCAGTACAACAGAATTACAAAAACTCTTAAAGGGTAAGATGCAAGAAATAAAACAAATAGAATCAGATGATAGGCGATAAAAATTCATATCTTGGTAATCCGAATCTTAAGAAAACAAATGTTCCAGTCAACTTTACCCAAGAACAAGTTGAAGAATATGTAAAATGTTCTCAAGATCCTGTTTATTTTATGAAAAACTACATCAAGATTGTGAATCTTGATAAGGGTCTTGTTAATTTTGAATTATACCCATTTCAAGAAAAACTAGTAAATTTAATACGAGATAATCGTTTCGTAATTGCAAAGATGCCTCGTCAGTGTGGTAAATCTACCACAATTATTTCAGATATTCTACATCATGCACTGTTTAATCCAAATCAGACCATAGCAATTCTTGCAAATAAAGAAAAACTTGCAAAGGGGCATATGGATCGTTTAAAGACTGCTTATGAAAACTTGCCAAAATGGTTACAACAAGGTGTCAAGGAATGGAACAAACATTCTATAGAATTGGAAAATGGTTCAAAAGTATTAGCATCTGCTACTTCTGCATCTGCAATCCGTGGTGGTTCATTTAATTATATTTTATTGGACGAGTTCGCACATGTCCCCGAAAATATAGCAAATGATTTTTATAGTTCAGTATATCCAACTATTACTTCTGGTAAAACTACAAAAATGGTTATTATCTCTACTCCATATGGTTTAAATCTTTTTTATAAATTGTGGATAGATGCTATTGAAGAAAGAAATAGTTTTAAATATATTGATGTTCACTGGTCGGATGTTCCTGGTAGAGATGATGAGTGGTATAGAAGAGAAGTTCAGAACTTAGGTGAAGATAAGTTTAGAACGGAACACGAATGTGATTTTATTGGTAGTACTAATACTCTCATATCCGCAGATAAACTTAGAACTATGGTTTTCAAAACTCCTGTTCATACAACTCAGGATGGTCTTAAGGTATATGAAAAACCAGTTGTTGATTCTAAAAATCCAGCAAACAATCATACCTATGTTTTAACGGTCGATACTGCTCGTGGCACTGGTCAGGATTATCATGCCTTTACAATTATTGATATAACCAAGACTCCATATAAAGTAGTTGCTACTTTTAAAAATAATGAAATATCTCCTATGGTATATCCAAACATTATTTACCCAATAGCAAAACAATATAATGATGCTTACATATTGGTAGAAATAAATGACATAGGCGGACAAGTAGCAGATCTATTACACAATGAATTAGAATATGATAATATTTTAATGTCCAGTATTCGTGGTAGAAAGGGACAGACCCTTGATGGTGGATTTGCTGCTGGTAGTCAGGTTCAATTAGGTCTACGCACCACAAAGGCTGTAAAGCGTCTAGGATGCTCTATATTGAAGTCGCTGATCGAATCCAACAAACTACTTATAGCAGACTATGATATTATACAGGAACTGGTTTCCTTTATTGCAAAAAATAATTCCTTTGAAGCAGATTCTGGTCATAATGATGACTTGGTTATGTGTATGGTTCTTTTTGGTTGGTTGACCACTCAGAATTATTTTAAAGACTTAACAAATATGGATATTAGAAAAACCGTATTTGATGAAAAATTGAAACAATTAGAAGAAGAAATGACACCGTTCGGAATATTAGACGACGGAATTTCATATAATGATAATGAAATTGACTTATCAGGAACTGTCTGGAGGGATGCTGAAAATAGAAATAATGATTTTTATACATAATCGTAGACCAAAATAGGCGAATAAGGAGAGAAAAATGGCATTCCAACTAAGTCCTGGTGTAGAAATTAAAGAATTTGATCTTACTTCAGTAATTCCTGCCATTGCAACAACCCCTGCTGGCTATGTCGGCGTATTTCAATGGGGTCCAGCAGAGCAAAGAACACGAATTTCAAGTGAAAAAATGTTAAAAGATGTGTTTGGAGCACCACATTCAAACTCCACATTAGGAGTTTCATGGTTTGTTGCTGCAAACTTCATTTCATATGGCGGTGTAGTAGAAATTGTAAGAGTATTAGGAACAAATGATAAAAATGCAAATGATGCAGGTCTTACAACAGTAGTTGTAAAAAATAGATCTGATTATGAGACTAAATTATCATCTGGATCATTTGGTTGGAAATTTGCAGCAAAATATCCAGGTCTTTTTGGAAACGGATTAAAGGTTGTCGTTGTAGATGGTGATGTTACAACAAATAGTGATTCTACATGGAATACATATACAGATGTATATGGTATACCAGATACATCATCATTTGCTGCATCACTCGGTGCAACTAATGATGAAATCCATGTATTAGTATTAGATGGTGAAGGAAAATGGACAGGCACACCCGGAACAGTTCTCGAATCATTCTTAAGAGTATCAAAGGCAAAGAATGCAAAAAATGCAGATGGTACAACAAATTATTGGAAGAATGTAATTAATAATAAGTCACAATATGTTTGGGTGGGCGA